GACTCATACGTAAAGAAGCCTTTTACAGACGAGCCATTGATGGGCATTGTCAAGTATTCAAACAAATATTTGATGAGTAAAGGCATTTTTTCAAACGATAAAGTGTGTTTTCAGCCCGACAGTGAGTATGAATTTACTGTAGATGGAGAGAAATTGTATAGAATGTTTGACCACCAAATAACCATAAAGCTATGAATGTAATCTTATCGGATGACGTAATTCAATTTCCTTATGAGTATGTCGAAGACATACTTAATAATGACTTTGTTGACATATATGACGGGGAGAATGTCTTTAAAAACATTCAACCAAGGGACCACGATGACGAGTTTGCATTGTTTACATTAGACTTATTGTCTGACTTTCAAGTAGTTTGGAACTTTATTAGAAGGTCTCCTAAGGACCAAGACGAGCCAAACTTTATTCATACTGACGAGATGATGGGAGACCTTACTGCTGTTCTTTATTTAAGCAAAGAGGCTCCTGATGAGGACGGAACCACTATATATGACTACGACATGAAGCAGTCGTTTGTTGCCTACTCAAAGTTTAATAGGGCTATAATATTTGATTCTGCTTTGCCTCATTCTCGTAACATATATGAGAACTTTGGGGATGGAGATGACGCAAGATTGGTTCAAGTTATTTTTTTAAAGAAAAAGAAATGAGCGACACAAAAGAAATAAAGCTTAGGATAATTGAGGCAGGCAGACAAGCCGTTGAGCAACTCATTAAGGTTGCCAAGGAAGACATTATAAAGCCTGACCTACAGGACGAGCTTGCTGCTGATAGGCTTAAGAATGCTGCAATGACTAAGAAGCTTGCAATATTTGATGCCTTTGAGATACTGAACAGGATTGAGGCTGAGAAAGAAAGCCTTGAGATGTTAGAGAGTGGGATTAAACGAACAGATACAAAACAAGGATTTGCAGAACGAAGGTCAAAATAGTATATATAGGGTAGTCAAGGACTATGTTCCCAAGAACGCTGTATCTAATAAGAATGGTGTTCGGTCTTGGAAGTATGGCTATAATGAGCAGTACGACATGGTCGTCATATCAAAGACGGGTCAAATAGGTGACATTATAAACATATCGGGTCTATACATTGCACTTCCTCTTGCACCTAAGGAGTGTCTTGAAAGACACAAAAAATCATCCGAGCAGTATTGGGAGAGGGAAAAGACACCAAAAGAATTAGATAGGATTCAGTCAATATTTCAATGGAACGATATGCCGTCTGAGTTTAAGGACGGATGGGTAGACTACATTGAGCAACAGTTTGACTACAGAGAACAGGGGTATTGGTTTATGAACAATGGAATCCCTACATATATAACGGGGGGGCATTGGATGTACCTGCAGTGGTCAAGTATTGACGTTGGATACCCTGATTTTAGAGAAGCAAATAGAGTATTCTTTATATTTTGGGAGGCTTGCAGGGCTGACGTAAGATGCTTTGGTATGATATACCTAAAGATAAGGCGTTCGGGATTTTCGTTTATGTCGTCATCAGAATGCGTAAACATAGGAACGCTTGCAAAAGATGGGAGGGTTGGAATCCTGTCGAAGACGGGTGCTGATGCCAAGAAGATGTTCACCGACAAGGTTGTTCCCATTAACAGTAGGCTTCCGTTCTTCTTCAAGCCTGTTATGGACGGCATGGACAAGCCTAAGACAGAGCTTGCGTACAGGGTCCCTGCGTCAAAGATAACAAAAAAGAATATGTACGATGTTGATAGTCAAGAAGTTAAAGGTCTTGACACGACAATAGATTGGAAGAATACTGAGGAGAACTCGTACGATGGAGAGAAGCTATTGTTCTTAGCCCATGACGAGAGTGCAAAGTGGGTCAAGCCAAACAATATATTAAACAATTGGCGAGTAACCAAGACCTGTCTTAGGGTGGGTAGCAAGATTATTGGCAAGTGTATGATGGGCTCTACATCAAATGCACTGAGTAAGGGTGGAGACAACTACAAAAAGTTGTATGAGGACTCGCTTCTCGATTTGCGAAATGCGAATGGTCAGACTAAAAGTGGTATGTATGCCTTGTTTGTTCCAATGGAATGGAACATGGAGGGATTTATAGACATATACGGTATGCCGGTATTTAGAAAGCCGTTATCTCCCGTGCGTGGAGTAGATGGCAATGATATTATAAATGGGGCTATTGATTATTGGGAGGCAGAGGTTGACTCACTTAAAAGTGATTCTGATGCATTGAATGAATTTTACAGACAGTTCCCACGTACAGAGAGTCATGCATTTAGGGACGAGAGTAAGTCTTCGCTATTTAATCTAACCAAGATATATCAGCAGATTGACTACAATGATTCTTTGATTAAAGAACACCATACTACAAGGGGTTCGTTTCATTGGAGGGACGGGGAGAAGGACTCTAAGGTTGTGTGGACACCTGATAATAAGGGTAGATTTTTACTTAGTTGGATTCCAAACAGTAATCTACAAAATAATATACATACCTTAAATGGGGTAAAGCATCCCGGAAACGAACACCTTGGGACCTTTGGCTGTGACTCCTACGACATATCCGCAGTTGTTGGAGGAAGGGGTTCTAATGGTTCATTGCATGGAATGACTAAGTACCACATGGACGAAGCACCCGTAAATCAATTCTTCTTAGAGTACATAGCCCGTCCACAGACGGCAGAAATATTTTTTGAGGAAGTCCTTATGGCTTGTGTGTTTTATGGTATGCCAATACTTATTGAGAACAACAAGCCAAGGCTACTGTACCACTTTAAAAACAGGGGCTACAGAGCATTTTGCGTAAATAGACCCGACAAGCAGTACGCCAAACTAACTAAGACTGAGCGTGAGCTTGGTGGCATACCTAACTCATCGGAAGATGTTAAGCAGGCACACGCTTCTGCAATCGAGTCTTACATTGAAAAGTTTATTGGTATGGACTTAGCAGGCACGTACAGAGACCCCGATGAAATGGGCACAATGCCATTCACAAGGACTCTTGAGGATTGGGCAAAATTCGATATAAATGATAGAACAAAATTTGATGCTTCAATTAGTTCGGGCTTAGCCATTATGGCAAATCAAAAACACGTATATTTACCTGAGAAAAAAGAATCGAAAATAAGTATTAATTTCGCAAGGTATACTAATAGTGGAAGCACAAGTCAACTTATTAGATGAAAGATGTAGTAGTTAATATATCAGCCACCGGCTTTCCGGGTCAGTTTGTATCAGACAGCGAAAAGGCTACTGATGCATTTGGTCTTCAAGTAGGTCAAGCCATACAATACGAATGGTTTAGAAAGGACGGCAATCAGTGTAGGTATTATAGCCAATGGAGAGATTTTAATAGATTGCGTTTATATGCAAGGGGAGAACAGTCTGTACAAAAGTACAAGAACGAGCTTGCTATAGATGGTGACCTATCATATCTAAACTTGGATTGGACTCCTGTGCCTATCCTTCCAAAGTTTGTTGATGTAGTTGTTAATGGAATGTCTGATAGGCTTTTTAAAGTTAAAGCTTATGCACAAGACGCAATGTCTCAATCTAAGAGAAGCAAGTATCAGGATATGGTTGAGGGTCAAATGGCGGCTAAAGACGTATTAAATATAATACAGGAATCTACAGGGATTAACTCTTTTATGATGGACCCCGAAGAATTGCCTCAAACAGACGAAGAGTTGTCTTTATATATGCAGTTGAACTATAAGCCTGCAATAGAGATTGCGGAAGAGGAAGCAATCAACACAATATTTGACGAGAATCATTACCAAGACACACGCAAACGAATTGACTACGACTTGACAGTAGTTGGAATTGGTGTTGCTAAACACGAGTTTCTTCCCGGAGCAGGCGTTCAGGTTTCATACGTTGACCCTGCTAATATAGTTTACAGCTACACAGAAGACCCATTCTTTACTGATTGTTTTTATTGGGGAGAGATAAAGACCCTTCCTGTAACTGAGTTGATGAAGATTGACCAAACGCTTACTCGTGAGCAGTTGGAAGAAATCTCAATGTACAGTCAAAGTTGGTACAACTATTACAACGTAGCTCGTTTTTATGAGAACAGTTTGTTCTATAGGGATACCTGTACATTACTTTACTTTAACTACAAGAGCACTAAGAAGATGGTGTACAAGAAAAAAATTCTTGAAAATGGTGGAAGTCGTGTAATTGAAAAGGATGACCAATTTAATCCTCCTACTGAAATGATGGAAGAGGGTAAGTTCGAGAAGATGGAGAAGACCATTGATGTATGGTATGATGGTATCATGGTAATGGGAACAAACATTATTCTTAAGTGGGAACTGTCTCAGAACATGGTTCGTCCAAAGTCAGCATCTCAACACGCACTACCAAACTACGTAGCGTGTGCTCCACGTATGTACAAAGGTGTTATTGAATCATTAGTAAGAAGAATGATTCCTTTTGCTGACTTAATTCAGATAACACACCTTAAGCTACAACAAGTCATTGCTCGTACTGTGCCTGATGGTGTATTCATTGATGCCGATGGGCTTAATGAAGTAGACTTAGGAACAGGAAACGCTTACAATCCGGAAGATGCTTTACGTCTTTACTTTCAAACAGGTAGCGTTATTGGTCGTAGTTATACGGGAGACGGTGAGTTTAATAACGCAAGGGTTCCTATTCAGCAGCTTACGTCAAATTCAGGGGCAAGCAAGACCCAAATGCTTATAGCTAACTATAATCATTACATGGACATGATTAGGTCCGTAACGGGGCTTAATGAGGCAAGGGACGGCTCAACGCCTGACCCTAATTCCTTAGTTGGTGTTCAAAAACTTGCAGCACTTAATTCAAATACAGCGACTCGTCATATCCTTGAAGGAGGTCTTTATATATACAGGTCATTAGCTGAGGCTTTGACTTATAGAGTTGCAGACATATTAGAGTATGCTGACTTTAAAGACGACTTTGCAAACAAGATTGGTAAGTACAACGTATCTATACTTAACGACATTAGCGACTTGTACGTGTACGACTTTGGTATATTTATAGAAATCTCTCCTGATGAAGAGCAAAAAGCTCAACTTGAAGCCAACATACAGATGGCTTTGTCTAAGGGAGACATTAATCTTGAGGACGCAATTGACATTCGTGAGATTAAAAACCTTAAGCTTGCCAATCAGCTCCTTAAAATGAAGCGTATTAAGAAGCAGGACAGAGAAGAAAAGATGGCTATGCAGCAACAGGCTATGATTTCTCAGCAACAATTGAAGTCTCAAGAAATGGCAGGTCAGGTTGCTATGCAAAAAATACAGGCAGAGACTCAAGCCAAAATGCAAATAAAACAAGCTGAGGCAGCATTTGATATTGAGAAAATGAAAAATGAAGCTGAGTTCAAAAGAATGTTGATGGGCGAAGAGTTTAGTTACAATATGCAGCTTGCAGGAATAGAGCAGTCTGCTCTTAATGCAAGAGATGATGTAAAGGAAAAATCAAAGTCTAAGCGTATTAGTCAACAAAATAGTGAGCAATCTAAATTAATAAATCAAAGGAAAAATAATTTACCACCGTTAAGTTTTGAATCTAACGAGGACAGCTTAGATGGGTTTGATATGGCTGAATTTGAGCCACGATAAAAATTAATTATTTTTTATATAAATTTGTAACAATTAAATTTAATTAAATGGAAATGAAAGTAAGAGCGATTGAAACAATCGAACCAAAAAGTG